TGAATAAACAGCAGCTGCAGTAAATGTTTTGCCGTAACCAGTTGGAAGTTTTGCGCACAGTTTGTTGCGCCCTGTTTCCATTGCCGTACGAATTACTTCTGCCTGACCTGGGCGCGGGTTTTTTCTAAATGACAGTTCGGACATAGTGCCTGAAGGTTGTTCAAGGTCGTTGGACCTCCCTTCGAAAACGGCACCAAATGGTCACATTCAAATTGATCCGGCAAATCGCATCCGCAGATGGCGCACCGAAAATCCTGAAGGATCGCTAGCAGGTCTCGCTCAGTGCGAGTGGCCAGTCGTCGCATGTGCTCAATGGCGCCGCCTCAATGGGCGGGTGCTGAAGTATACCCTATATCTCGCGCCAGATCCGCTGTTTATCCGCGTTGTCACGCTCTGACGCGGCCATTGGATGCACCACGTAACGCGCTGCTAACGGGCTTTTGGGGTCATCAGCGCCCACGTTCGGGCAGAAGGTCATGTACAGGCCCTGATCGTCGTACTTGCCCATCGGGTGCCCGTAGCAGGCGTCCAGAGGTGGCGTGCGCGTCGTTGTAACCGTGTAGGACACGGCGCGGGTTTTGCTGTCAGCAACCTGCCAGATGTACTTACCCCTGGCGTCAGGTGAATACAGTTTCATGGTGAGTCTCAGATGATTAACAAAGGACGCGGTTAGTCGTTCTCAATCCAGCAGCCCATATCGGCGCTCCACGTCCGCCCGGCAACCTGCGCCTTGTGCTCTTCCAGGTACACCTCGTACTTTCCGTCACGAAGCCAGCGGAACAGGTCAGGAAGGCTGCCCACAAAGTCGCCAGCGCCCTTGCGCCGTTTCTGTTCGGCTATGGCGTTGTTGACGGCACCTAGCAGGCGCTCCTCGCCCTCTTCCTTGACGACCTTCTTCCATTCGTCAAATGCCTTTGGCTTGGACTGTGCTGAGACTCGCTCAGGCGCTGACTGATAGGTTTTCCACAGGCAGGTGAACGCATCGCTGTACTCAACCTTTGCCGATTTTTTAGGCTTTTTACAGCCTATTTCTTTTTTTGTGTCGCATTCTTTGGGCAAGAGCGGAAGATCTAAACAGCCATCTGAACCAACAGCCGAAACAGCCTTCCCTTCGCTGGAAGGTTGCTGAGGCGTAGATCCTTGAACCTGCTTCGGTGTGGAGTTACCTAGAGGTGGTGTCCCCGCACCGACACGGTACGCGGGTAGCTTAGTCTCCCTGTCAACCCCTAGCTCCAGTAAAAAGGCGCAAAACATAGGCAGGGACAGGGTTTTGGGCTTGAACCTAAGCAGGTCTTCGGCCAAATCATCGGGAATTTGCAGTTCAAGGCGCATCGGAGGTTTTCGGGTTTGTCCGGGATTCCCCGGGAAACGTCGGGTACACCTTAGCCATGAAAAACGGGCTGGCAAGCCCATAACACCTTTATTTCGGCAAGGTTTTCCACAGGCTCGCCCGTCTCACCCGCGTCTCATCCTCGCCATTCTCTCGTTTTGGGTTTATCCTTTATTCATTCGTTTTTCTGCAACATTGGCGCGTTCAACCGCTGCCGAAGTCAACTTCCGTGTTGACACTATTTACGGTCTTTTGACCGAAGGACAATCGCGTGGTCAAATTGTTCAATTCGGATCGAAACAATGGAATATCACTCCGCGTCAAGTTGATGAATACATTCAACGCGCCAGAATTCGCCTAGAAGAAGATGCAGCCATGACCCGACCTTCATGGATTGCCGAAGCCCTGGGTCGTGCTCGCACCTACGAACAGTCCGCCTATAAGCGTGGGCAAACCCAAGTCGCCCTAAACGCCATCCAGCTCCAAGCCAAACTGATCGGCCTTGAAATTTGAGCCTGCTTGCCAATGCCCCTGGTGGCTTCCTGCTTGAACCGGTCATCCCGGCAGACCTTCAAAATCAGAAAGACTGGCTGCCCTTCGCTGAGCAGCTCTATCAAGGTCTGACCGGTCCGCAACGTCAGGTATGGGATGCACCTGAGCGTTTCAAGCTGCTGTGTTCTGGCCGCCGCTTTGGCAAAACATACCTTTGCATCAGCCGCCTGGTCGCCTGGGCCATTGAGCACCCCGGCAGCCTGAACTGGTACGTAACGCAAACCTACAAATCGGCAAAACAAATTGCATGGCGCCAGCTTCGTGCCATGGTGCCGCCCGAAATGTTTGCCAGGAAAAACGAATCCGAACTGTCCGTTGAATTAAGCAATGGCAGTGTGATCGCCCTAAAAGGCGCCGAATCCGCCGATGCCCTGCGTGGTGTTTCGCTCAGCAGCCTGATCGTTGACGAAGCCGCATACGTCAAGCAGGAAGCATGGGAGATGGTGCTGCGCCCGGCCCTGTCTGATCAAGGTGGCCCGGCATGGTTCATCACGACGCCCGCTGGCCTGAACTGGTTTCACGACCTATGGGAACAAGCGGGGGATCAGCCGGACTGGTCAACCTTTAGCTTCACCACGATTCAAGGCGGCAACGTTCCTGAGGATGAGGTTGAAGCTGCACGCCGCACGCTCGACGACCGCACCTTTCGCCAGGAATACCTAGCCAGCTTTGAAACCCTGTCGGGCCGTGTCTACCCCGATTTCAGCGACGACAACATTTCCGATACCGTCCGCGATACCGGCGGTCCCATCCTGTGGGGCACTGACTTCAACGTGAGTGTGCTGGCCGGTGTGCTCGGTAGCCGCGTGGGCGACACACTGCATATATGGGATGAGGTGTCCGTAACGCAGACCAACACCGATGAGGTGTGCGCCATGCTGCGTGAGCGGTTCAGGGATCGAAAGCTGATCGCCTACCCGGATCCCACCGGTAGCGCCCGTAAAACTTCGTCGGCTGGCCGCACTGATCACGAGATCATTCGTCAGTACGGGCTTGGCTGCGTCAGCCCCAAGGCGCCCTGGGCAGTGAAGGACAAGATCAACGCCACCAACAGCCTGATCCGCAACGCCAACGGCCAAGTGCGCCTGTTCATCCATCCACGCTGCAAGAACACGATCAAGGCGCTGCGCAATGTGACGTACAAGCAGGGCGCCGATGATTATGTGATCGACAAATCGGCTGGGATCGAGCACTGGACGGATGGCCTGGGGTATTTGGTCATGTCTGAGTACAACCCGCTGTACGCGAACGCCGGCAAGGGCACGGGCATCAGGCTGTATTGATCATCATGGGGTATACTCTCAATACGAGGGGAGCGGCTCACTCGCAAAACTCAACCGCCGGCCGAACAGCGCACACGAGGCCGTTAAACCCGAGCGCAACAGGGCCTGAATAAGCCCGCTCCGCCGGTTGGCCCGGCAACCTATTTGGCCCCTTCGAGGGCTTTTTCTTATGACACAACACCCCATAACCCCACCGCCGGAGCTGGTAAGGCAGTGGCTACGGGAGTATTACGGCGGCGATCTTGGCGAAGTGAGCCCCGAGGAGATGCACGTTGCTTGGTGCGCTGCTCAGTGGGGCTACGACCAGCATGAAAAGGAATTGCTCGACGCAAAACCTTGCGTACTTGAAGTCGACGAGTATGGCTACCCGTTGAAGCTTGGCGATTTTTACGCCTCGTAGCAATAAGATTCCGGTGGCCGTGCTTTTCCTTATGTCCGCACCCCTCTGGCACGATCTGGAAGCCGCCTTTGATTCCGTCCAAGACGACGGCTCTTACGATTTCAGCCAAGCCGCATCCGCCATGCTCACAGCCATTCAGCAATGGCTATACGACAACGACTTTGATGAAGCTGGCGACGCCCTAGAGGATGAAATTGTTCGCGCTGATCAGGCCGAATAAACTTTGACCTGCCGGGTCTGTTCTTTCCGTAAGGTTGAACGCAGCGTGTGGCTGTTCGGAGGCCCGGCCATCATTCACGATTAACCTAGAGCCATAGAATTTGTGCATGGCTAGGCGCAAAAGATGACGTACACCGGTTTCAGGCACTATGACCGGAATCTGGCGCGCAAAGCCACGCAGGTTCAAGATCCCAATGCTGCATGGCAGGCACAGGAAGCCCATTGGATCCTGATCGAAGATCTGCTGCACGGCACTTATGGAATGCGGCGTAAGCATCGTCGTTACCTGCCACAGGAACAACGCGAGCAAGACGAAAGCTACGACAACCGCCTGGCTCGATCAGTTTGCCCGCCTTATTACCAGCGGCTAGAGCGGATGCTGGCGGGCATGTTGACCCGTAAGCCGGTGCGTCTCGATGACGTACCCGATGTAATTCGTGAGCAGCTTTTCGATGTAGACCTTCAGGGCAATGACCTGAACATTTACATCTACGAACTGGCCCGCAAAATGGTGCGTTACGGCCACGTTGGCGTGCTTGTTGATTTCCCAACCCAAGACGACAGCGAAATTCAGAACATTACTGATGTTTCACAGCTTCGCCCTTATTGGTGTACTTACACGCCAAGAGACATACTTGGATGGCGCTCTGAAATCATCAACGGAGCACAGCAGCTAACACAACTCCGCTTGATGGAGCAGGTCACTATTGCTGACGGGGAATATGGCGAAAAGGAAATCCAACAGGTCAGAGTCCTGAAGCCAGGTTCTTACGCATTGTTCCGTCAGGACGACACACGCGGCAGTTTTGAGCAGGTAGCCGAAGGAACCACCAGCCTTGATTACATTCCC